ATTGGTCCTTCAGCATCACAAGCTCTTATGGAGTGGATTAGATTATGTGCTGAATCAGTGACTGGACGTATGGGTTATGCTGCTGGTTACAAAAAGAATGTTGATTTAGAGATGTTAGATCCAACAGGAGTTGTTGTTGAAAAATGGATTTTGGAAGGAGCATTTCTTACAAAATACGATGGAGGGTCACTTCAATATAGTTCTGATGGTATTGCTAAAGTAACATCTTCAATGAGAATGGATAGATGTATTTTGGTTTATTAAAAATAAATTCAAATTATTTACTATTTGTAAATTTTTTTTAGATTTTTTTTAAAAAAAAATGGAAAAAATAGACGAATATAAATACGCACAACAAGATTTCAATTTACCGCATGATGTAGTACAATTGCCTTCAGGTGGTATTTTTTACAAATCAAAAAAAAAATCAGTTAAAGTAGGTTATTTAACTGCTTCAGATGAAAACATAATATCAAATGTTGACTCAAGAAAATCTATTAAAGAAACTATTATATTACCTTTATTAAGAAATAGAATTTATGAAAAAGAATTAAGACCTGAAGAACTTTTAAATTGCGATATTGAAGCAATTTTAATTTTTTTAAGAAATACATCTTTTGGTCCCGAATATACTGTTTCTTTAGAAGATCCTGTCACTGGTAAAAAATTTACACACAAGTTCAATTTAGATGAGTTAAACATTAAAAAAACAAAAAATCTTCCAGATGAAGAAGGTTTATTTTTAATTGAACTTCCTATATCAAAATCTGTTATTAAAGTTAAATTATTAAATTTATTAGATAATATTGAAATCGAAAGAATTTTAGAATCATATCCTGCAGATAGAATTACACCAACTATAACCTTAAAACTTACAAAACAGATTGTTGAACTTAATGGAAAAAGAGATTTACAAGAAATTGCTCTTTTTACAGAAAACATGCCAATAGCAGACTCAAAATATATCAGAAAATTTTTAGCGGATAATGAACCAGGTTTGGAATTAACAAAAACAACAACAGCCCCGTCAGGAGAAAAAGTGAGCTTCGGTATCACTTTTGGGGTGGAATTTTTTCGGCCTTTCTTTGGAGTATAAAACCATCTTATTGGATGAATTTTTTATCATGGCAAAATATCTTTATACCTCATATAAAGAATTTTGGAGTATACCAACTTATGAAAGAAAGTATCTTTTAGAAAAGATTTTGGAATCTTTTAAAAAAACATAAAAAAAAATATTTATAAAGTAAAAAAATTATGTTTTTTGACGAAAAAGATGATGAAATTAAAAAATTACAGGCTTTTATCAACCAACAAAAAGAGTATGGTGCTGCTATTGCAGGAATAAGTAAATCAAACGATTTATTTGTACAAAGTTTTAGTTCTGTTGACGAAGCTATTTTGGGAATAGACAAAATACCTAACGCTGTAGCAGCAATATCAAATACTGCTACACAATACCAAACAGCACTTAAATTTTTAGTAGAAGAATCAAATGATTTACAAAAAAGTTTTGGAACATCTCGAAATAGATTAGATGAATTTAAAGTTTTATTAGCTAATACCGCACCAGAATTTTTAAAAATGGGTATAGGTGCTGATAAAGTTACAGACACAATCAAAACTTTAGGGTCGGAGTTTGGGACAACAGGAATGTTTGGAAAAGAAGCATTAACTGAGTTAGCAGCAACAGCAAAAGTTACAGGATTACAAACACAAACTTTAGTAGAAAATTTTAGAAATGTCGGAGTATCAATGTATGATGTAGGGAATACTATGTTAGAAGTTGCAAATTATGCAAAAAGTGTTGGTGTTTCCGTACAAGCAGTTTCAAAAGGGGTTGTGACAAACATAGAAAAAATGAATTTGTACAATTTTGAAAATGGTACAAAAGGTTTAACTAAAATGGCAGCTCAAGCAGCTAGATTGAATTTTGAAATGTCTGAAACTTTTAAATTAGCAGATAAAGTATTTAATCCTGAAGGAGCAATTGAATTAGCAGCAGGTTTACAAAGATTAGGAGTTGCTTCAAGCGAACTCTTAGACCCATTAAGATCGATGGATTTAGCACAAAATGATCCAGAACAACTACAAAATGAACTTGTTAATCTAACAAAAACTTTTACTAAATTTAATCAAGAAACAGGTAAATTTGAAATTTTACCTGGTGAAAAAAGAAGAATTAGAGAAATAGCTGCTGAAATGAATATACTACCTGAAAAATTAGCAGAAATGTCAATTAAGGCTTCGGAGTTTGATAAAAAAATGAAATCAATTGAATTTCCAACTGCTAATAAAGAAGAAAAAGAATTGATTGCTAGTTTATCAACTTTAAGCGGTGGAACTGCAGTAATAAGTTTTAGAGATGAATTAGGAAATAATGTAACAAAAGAAGTTAATCAATTAACACCAGAAGATATACAAAGTTTGAAAGAACAAGAAAAACTTTCAAGTAAAACTATTGAAGAATTGGCAATTGATCAATTACATGTTCAAGAAGAATTAAATGCAACCGCCTCTTCAATTGCAAGAAGTGTATCTTTAGGTTATACTACATCAGAAGAAGCTTTAAGATTACAAAAAGCTGGAAACGTAACAGTTAAAGCTTTATTTGAAGAAGGGTCAAAAAAATTTACAACTGATGATGTAAGAAAAGCGACATCAGATATTTTTGGACCTATCGAGAAAGATGTAGTAAAATTTGCAAGAGGAGAAAATGTTAGTTTAACTGATGTCATGACTACTATTACTGAAACGTTAGGAAACCTTGCTACTAAGTTTGAAGTCAATGTACCAAAAACTATAGAAGAACTTACTAACGATACCAAAAATAATCTAATGAAAAATCTAAAAGAAATTTATAAAAATGTTGGTAAAGAACAAAAAAAAGAAAAAAAAGAAAAAAAAGAACCTGATGAAATTATATTAAGTTTAAATTTGAAATCTGATGGTTCTTTAAATAATATTAATAAAGAAGAACTAACGGCTTCTGTTGTAAGAGGAATTGAACAGAGCGAAGTTTTAAGTAATCGAATTATTAAAATAGTTACAAAAGATCGAATTGGTACAACTTAGAAATTATAAGATAAAGTATTTATAAAAGAAAAATAATGTCAGAAAGTACTCTATCATTTAAAGGATCTGAATTTTTTAGAAATCAATTACTAACAAAAAATTTAAAATCATATAATATACCGGGTGTATTTAGTGCAAAAGAACCTACTGTAAACTACGAAACTAATTTGAGTGTATCAAATGTAATTGATTCAAATAACGAGTTAGTTTCGACTAACCATTTTGCAGAAGTTTTATATCCGTTGAATGAATATGGTCCTGAAGGAGGAGTTGGAAATCCTATATCTATAAATTTAAACACATCATTAAATAATCCACAAGGAACAAATCAAGGACCTTATTACCCAAGTAATAACAATTCAAATTTAGAATTAGTTAATGAGTTTTACATTGACGATGCTTATATTACTAATGTATGGGGACCAACAGGAGGTTATAAAGATTTGGTAATAATTACAGATTTATTAAATCCATCGATATACCAACCTTATTATCTTAATAAAGATTGGTACTATAACTTATCTAACTACACAACATTTGATATTATTTTTCAGTCAGATCCTTTAGGAACAAACGGATTATTGTCAACAGATAGTCCACTTATGAACATAGCGGCAAAACAACTAAGAGGATTATTTGAAGAAAGGGTTGCAGCGGAAATCATTCAAAACACAGTAGGACTAATTAATTTAGATACTATTACTGACCCTTTTTCAGCTTCAATGTTAGCAACAGGTAAACAACCATTTTTTACAAAAAATTGGAAAATTACAGTACCTGAAGGACCACTTTTGTCATCATTATCACTTGTTAATAGATTAACAGAAACATATTTTCCAGTTTCGCTTATTCCTGGTGATTATTTTAACGATAATACTGATGAAAAATTACCACAAAATGTTGGAGCTCTAAATACTATCAATAATTTAACTGGAGGTTTATTAGGTCCTATTTTAAACAAAACAAGAAATCCATCTGAAATTTTTGTTGCAAATACAGGTAATGGTCAAAAATCGGTTTTGTTTGCTAGTTTGAGTTATAATAAATATAAACCAGATTACAATAAAGGTATTTTGTTAGGATTTACACAAGCAATATCAAACCTTTTTAACCAAAATAACAAATCAAGTGGTGGATATTATGTAGGTAGTAAAGAAAATGAACCAAGTCAAATTGATTCACCACCTAATGAAATACCTGTAAATGAATATGGTAAACAACAACATACAATAGTTTATGGACCACAAGAGTTATCACAATTATATGAAGGTAACATTGGAAAATTACAATTTGGTTTAGCCGGTAAATCTTACACAAATGATGGCGGAATTGCAGGACAATTTGTATGGACATCTCCAAAATACAGAAAAAATGCTGGTTGGAAAGTTGGAAAAGGAGGAGATCCCAAATCAATTGACAAAGAATTTAATGTAGTATCTTCAGATTATAATAAATATCAATCAACAGATTTTGAACTTAAAATAGGTTCAATATTAGACAAAACACAAAGATTAATAACATCAGCAGATAACACACAAGGAGTACAAAGACTGAAACATGTTGGTAATGCAATTAATCAAGTATCAAAAGTTTTCAACGACGGATATAAAGAAATAACTAAAGGTTCACAAGTAATGAGTTACACTGTTCAAGCTACAGGACAAGAAGCAGGAATTGAATATTGTAGATTATTTACAAAAGACACACCTTATTTTACGTATGCGGACTTACAAAAAAGAGACGGTATAGTAAATGATGGTAGAAAATTTGATTATTCCGTACTTAATAATACATATAATTTGAATATTGCTCCTTTAAGACCTCCTGGTTCTACAAACATAGTAAATGGAAAAGTAAAAAAATATATGTTTTCTTTAGAGAATTTAGCTTGGAGAACTTCAGACCGACCAGGATTTACGTATGATGATCTACCTGTTTGTGAAAAAGGACCAAATGGAGGTAGAATAATGTGGTTTCCACCATACGATTTAAAATTTAGTGATGATTCTAGACCAGGATTTAACGAAACTAGTTTTTTAGGTAGACCTGAACCTATATATACATACAAAAATACTTCTAGAAGTGGGTCTTTAAGTTGGACAATAATTGTTGATAATCCATCTATGTTAAATACAATTATTGAAAAACAATTAAAAGGTGTTGCTAAAGAAAGAATTGATTCAATAATAGATTCATTTTTTGCAGGATGTACAAAATATGATTTGTATGAATTAGGAATAAAATTTAATCAAATACCACCAAAAGATTTATATACCTATCAACAAGTATTAAATAATCCAAGATTGACAACTGAAGAATATGAACAAGTACTAAAAAATATTGGAGTAAACTCGGAAGGTTCAATAACAAGCATAGATAATTCTTTTAATACTGATGAAATTAATGAAATTTTAGGAGGTTCTTCACAAACAATAACAGAAACTAAAGACTCTTCTATAGAAGAAATTAAACAATTTGAAAATTATGGATTTTATTTTCATAATGATTTGCCAGACCCAAATACAAAATTAGTTAAATCAACTAAACCGTTTAATTATTGGTATGACAAATATCTTGCACTTAAAAATACAAATTATGTAAGTAAAGCGCCAAATCAAGTTTATACCGATAATTTAAGCCCAAATGGTGGGTATCAAAAAAATGGAATACCTAATTTTTTTAGTGATGTTGTTGAAGGAAATTTTACAAAAATATCTGGAGAATTTTTAGATAAATTAAGAGAAATTATAATTCAAAAAAATGGGACTGTAGAAATAGAATTAATAGGGTCTGCATCAGCACCAAACACACCTGAATATAATGTTAATTTATCTGAAAGAAGAATTGATAGTGTTATACAATGGTTTGATAAACAAAGTACTGGCGATGGTAAGACATTTGGAGAGTTGAGAACAGGAGATAACCCAAAGTTAAAATTTATTATTGATAATAATGGTAAAGGAGAAGAAATTTCAATACCAAAAGGTGTAGGAACATTAAATAATGATGAAGTAAATTGTACTATAGATATTAAAGTAAAAAACGGTTCTTCCTTTGTTGTTACAAAAGACGCTCAAGTATATAGTATTCCTGCAATGGCATGTAGAAGAGTTGTAATGAAAGAAATTAAAGTTAACTTACCACCACCAATAAAAAAAGAAGAAATTGAAAAAAAAGATTTAATAAACATTGATAATAAAAAAGGAGGAGATAGTGACAAAACATATACTGGTTATACAAGAACAATTAAACCCGAAGCAGAAATTAACATAGAAAAAAAATTAAAAGAAGGAATATCAAAAAAAATACTCAGACATTTATTTTCTGAATGTGATTATTTTGAAATAATTAAAGAAAGTAATCCAATAGTTTATGATACAATAAAAGAAAAAATAAAATATTTTAATCCTGCTTTTCACTCGATGACACCAGAAGGTTTAAACGCAAGATTAACTTTTTTACAACAGTGCGTTAGACCTGGTCAAACTATACCAGTTATAGGCCCTGACGGAAGACCAAAGTATAATGATGCATTAAATACCGCTTTTGGTTCACCACCAATTTTAGTTCTAAGAGTTGGCGATTTTTATCACAGTAAAATAGTACCAACAAATTTAGGTATAACATATGAACCTTTATTATACGATTTGAATCCTGAAGGAATTGGAGTCCAACCTATGATTGCTAAAATCTCTTTAGGTTTTAACATCATAGGAGGTATGGGTCTTAAAGAACCAGTAGAACAATTACAAAATGCATTGTCATTTAATTTTTATGCTAATACTGAAATTTATGATGAAAGGGCTACTGCAACTGATAAAGAAAGCGCTGAAAAACTTGACAAATTTGTTGCTAGTAAAATTGCTTCAACCCAACCAACTGTAAAACCACCAGAAAATGTACAACAAATAAAAAAAGGACAAACAACTATTGGTACATTAGGAGAAGGAAATAAATTAGATTATCAAGTTTTATTTACAGAACTCGAAACCAATTTAAAATCTTATATGGAAACATATTTTAATTATATGTCAACGATACAACAACAAAATAACATGGGTATTTTACAACTTACAAATTTTTCTGTTAATTATAATAAAGGAAAATTAGCAGAATTAACAACTTCAAAAGAAACAGAAATTTACGGTAAACCAAGTAATCCAGAACTTCTTGTCGACAAATTAGTTGAACAAGTATCTAAAGATGTTAATAAAAGAGAAGACCCAATAATGTCATCTTTAAAAGATAAAAACATTAAAAATAAAGTTTTAAGAGAAATAGAAGAAAAATTAAAAACTGAAGTCAACAAAAAAAACAAAGAAATTTCAAATTCAATAAACCAACAAATTAATAATTTTGTAAAAAACCAAGAAACATTAAATTTTACTTTTAAAAAAATGGATGTAGTTTGTGATAAATTAGATGGAGTTTTAGTAGATACTAATAATCCAGTTATTTATGATTTATCGGGTGAAACTTTTTTTTCTGATGTAAGTAATAAAGAAAGTATAAATTACTTATATTTAAATGATTTGACACCAGACGCACAAATTTCAAGTTGTTTCAGAATTTTAAAAGAATTTAATATTTGGGCAACAAAACATATAAACAAACCAAAAAATTATGATCAAAATGAAAACATTTTAAAATGGGATGGAAATTCACCAAGTAATGTTGATGGAAAAAAATTTGTAACAAAAGAGTATGATAGATTTTATTTGGTAATGGCACAAGAATTAATAGATACAAATAAAAGAAGTGCATTTATCACAAATTTAACAAACGGACCACAAGTCAAAGAAGAACCTTCTGTGATTAATATTTTAGAAAATATAGTTAATAATTTGGGAAAAACTTTTACTGAATTTTATGAATCAGAAAAAAAATATTTTAATTTTTTAAAAACAGAACCTGAATATATTAAAATTTCAAAATACCAACTTCCAAAAATTCCAACAATAGTTCAATCAACAACTCCAGCAACACAAGATGTTGATAATAAAAAAACAATAATAAAAAATCTTTATGCAAATCAAAATGTAAGCAAAGATGCAACATTTAACGGCAAAGTAACATTTAATTAATTATGGCACTTCAATATTACAATAGATATTCCGAATTTTTAATTAATGGACAACAAACTGTTGTTCCATATATTAATTTACCAACAAAAAGTAGTGATAAATCTCATATTTTTAAAGTAGGTCAATCCAGAATGGATAAAATTTCTTTTCAATATTATAACTCACCTTATTTTGGTTGGTTAATTATGCAAGCAAATCCACAATTTACTGGTTTAGAACAAAATATTCCAGATGGAGCAGTATTGACAATTCCATATCCTTTAGTAGCTTCTTTACAAGATTATAAAAATAGTTTAGATAATTATTTCTTTTATTATGGTAGATAATGGTCAAAATATATTAGTTGAGTTTGATTATGATAACATAACAATAATTGATCCAAACAAAGTTGTTGATAATTTTGGAAATGTCAATGAAAGAACCGTTAAACAAGAAGATCTTGTTTATTACGCAAATTTAGAGTGTAATGTTTTACCAAGAACAAAACTTGCAGTTGGTTCGGCTTTTAATGACAATCAAAGAACAATATCAGTAGGAAAAATAAATTTTTTAAATCCAGGATTTAAAGATTTCTTGGATACAAGGTGGACTGATGAAATAACTGGAAAAGACACTTTACAAGGAAAAGGTTTAAATCAAAAAAAAATTAATTCTGTTTTAGAACCGAATAAATCAAATGAATATTATTATACACAAAGCACTTATTCAAATGGAACTCCAATTGCGGTAGATACAGGGTTATTAGGAATGAAAGACATTTCTTTAACTATGGGTCAAGATTTTTTACCTATTGTAGAAATAACCTTAGAAGACATCAAAGGAAGAACATTGTTTGAAGCTGGAAATAATTCACCATATGCTTCGTTTTTTCAATTACCATATCCTATGTTTACATTAACTTTAAAAGGATATTATGGTAAAGCGGTAAAATACCCTTTGATGTTGAGGTCTTTCACATCAAATTTTGACCCATCTTCACATAATTTCATTATAAAATTAAAATTTTTTGGTTACAAGTATACGTTACTTTCAAGCGTTAATTTTGGATCTTTGTTGGCTGTGCCACATATGTATAAAAATCTTGTAATTTTTCCTTCAACAGTTAAAGAAACAAATAAAATATCATCAAATACTAAACAAAATTCTTTTCTTAGTAGTAAAGGATATGAAAAAATGAAAGAAATATATTCAGACTATAAATCTAAAGGATTAATTTCAGAAGATTTTCCTGAATTAACACTTAATCAACTTAGATATAGATTAGATGAATTTATAAAAAAAGTCTTATCTCAATTTACTAAAGAAAATCTTGGAGTTCTTACTGAAATAAATAATTATGTCAATTCTTTATTAAACTATCAACAATCAATATATACTTACCAAACAACTTCTTGGTTTAATAGATATATGAATGTCAAAGAACCTTTGGTACTTACAAATGGATTACAAGTATATGAGTTCAAACCAAATTTAACTCCTGAAAATAAGGAAAAATGGAAAACAGAACTACAAGGACTAATAAAAAAATATAACAAACAACTACTCGAAAACAGTGTGTTTGGAAAAAAACCAGGAACTTATACTGTTGGAGGTACTACATATCCAAGTAATATTGAATTTAAAATTACTGAAAATACCTTTTACAAACTTATTGTACCAGATACTGATATTGATTGGGATAAAACATATAAATTAAAAAACCCAACATCAAATGAATTAAATAAATCATATGAAGAAAAATTAAGAACTTTTAAAAATAATAAATTAGAAGAATTAAAAAGTTATGATGGTGTTTTTTTCTTTTTTGAAGGACCAAGTTCTTTTATGTTTATTACCGAAAAAATGGCCAAACAAGCCGAAATATTTAAAAAAGAAATCGAAAATAAAATAACAGAAAATCTTAGATCACAATTTAATAATAAACAATATGGTTTAGGATTTATACCAACAATAAGAAATATATTAGCAGTTTTTTATTGTCAAGGAGAAGCTTTTTTAAGATTAATGGATGAAGTTCACAAAAAAGCTTGGGATGTTAGACAAGATCCATACAGAAAAGCCGCAATTTTTGGTAATTCATCAACAGCTTTGAGTGTTGACGTTAAAACATCAACACAAAATGATGAACCAATATACCCTTGGCCACAAGTAATTAAAGAAACAACAACAGATGGTAAAGAAGAAAAATTTGAAATTGTATATCCTGGTGCTCCTGATGTTGCTTTTAGATACAGATCTTATTCACCTGAAATTTGGCCAGAAGTTCAATTTGTAGAAGAATTCATAAAAGGTTATACTTATCGAGATGAAGATTTTAGAGAACTTAGTGATAATCAAGTAAATTCTTTAAATAAACCAAGAAGAATATCATTAAATTCTTTAGATTTTCCAACATCTAATCAAATATTTCAAAATAAACAACAAACAAAATACTTCTACGAAATTTATGAAAGGGTTTTTATGAATGCTTATTATAGTAAATTTAATAGAGAAAGCGGATATAAGTTTAGTGTCTATGCTATAGAAGCAGAAAACGAAGCGTTGAACATTCTTGAAAGTTTAAGTAGCTCAAGTCCATACCTTTCAAAAGTTTTAAAAGAGTATTTAATAGACGAAAACAATTTTGAAATCTTTTTAAGACATATATCAAATGAAGGGCAAGGAGAAAATTGGCAAGATTTCATAAGAGGTATATTTGTCACCCCTTATATTAAAAACCAAATAGAAAATTCTAACAGACTTTACAACATTGATATTTTACAAAATACAAAATCACAACCTGACATTAATTTAAAAACAGGCAACAATAGGGCAAATATAGAAACATACATTGGAGATTCAAACACAAGTAACAAATTTGATTTTACAGATACATACCCAATTACAGATTTGAATTGGGACCGAGAATATTTAGCAAATGGAAATTCATTAAATAATAATGTTGATTCATTTGAAACAAAAAAAGTTTTAGTATATAACGATAATCAAAAAACAGTCGCAAACTTTGAAAATGGTGAAACAGAAAAAATAAAAAGACCAATAACTAATTTTAATTACTTCAACGTCAAACAAAATGAACCAATCAATGTTTTTAACATTTTTTATACAACAAGAACAATAGAAAAACAATTAGTAACAGAAGGAAATCTATTTTATAAAAAATATAAAGGCAATTTAACTGAAAACCAAACAGTTTCAATGCTCAACACGCCTTATTTTATAAATGCAATACAAGATGGAGTTTATAAATTTAGGTACAAACCTAACGAATCAAGCCCTTATAAGTCGGCTGCTTTTCTTTTTTTAGAAAGTTTACCTTTAGCAACTACAAAAGAAAAATATAAAAGTTACAACGAAGGAGGTGCAATAACAGATTTAAATTATATCATTTCAACACTGAAAAAATTTGGAGCAATACACAAGTTACCATACGCTTGGATATTAAAATATGGCGGTATTTGGAATAGATATAAAACTTGGAAAGAAACTGGAATAGATTTTTTAGACGATGTTTGGACAAATTTCAATTACATTAAAAATTACGACCCAATTAATTCTGCTTCTACAAAAAATTATCCATTAACAATCAACGGAAATTTATTCAACATAGTGTTAGACGAAACAACAAACACACCAACACCATTTACAAATATTAATGTGGGATTTTATCCACAGTTAATTGATGATTTTAATGTGTTTTTGCAAGGTACAAAATTATTGACAGGATCAAGTTTAGTACAAGGGGTTTGTACAATTAATAATACATTAATGCAAGTTTCATTTATAAGTAGTAATAATATTTTTATAGGGGCTCAAATTACTGGTTTAGGAATTTCAGGAAATACCGTAGTAACTAATCAATTGACAGGTACAACAGGAGGTATTGGTTTATATGTTATATCACCACCACAAACAGCCACAACTACAAATTTTACAATACAAAATTTTATAGTTAACGGACCTAGCGCTACAGATATACAATCTTTAATTAATGATAAAATTTTGTTATTGTTTACCACACAAAATGCAAATCTATTTATACCTCCAGGATTCGATAAAAATAATATATTAAGAAGTTTAAAAATTACAACCTGGTCTGCTCTTGTAAAATCGAAAAAAACCGATAATTATTTTGTATTACCATCTTTTGGTTATGATCAAAATCAAACTTATTCAGAATGTTTTAAAAATACATCATTAGATATTGAAGTTTCTCAAAATCCAGCAATGTTTAATGGTTCTGTTAGATTATTTTGGGATGCACCTACATACGGATATTTTGACAATTCACTAGTCCAAAAAAACGATCCTGATACGTATATGAAAAACATTTTTAACAATACAAGTACCCAACAAAATTTTTTAATATCTGGAGAAAAAAATGATTATGTTTATTTAGACGATATGTTTTCTGCTTTTGATAAAAATGTGTTAGACCTTTTTGAACAACATTTTTTAAATTTTAGTAAATCAATTTATGATTATACTGACATATTACCACCAACTTTAGAATTCAACTTGAGTAGTTTAAGTCAAAAAAATTTACAAGATTTAAATAGTACAGAAACACAAACCGAAATTTATTTAAAAAACTTTCAAGCTTTAATGAGAGAGTTGTTAAAAGTACAAAACCCAACTACAGTTTCGGCAAATGAAACATTAAAAGATGTAATAAATAATCAAAATACCAAATTTCAGAATTTATTACAAAAATTTTTAGAATACGATGTAATTTTTAAATTTGGTAATCCTTCAGGGTTTGACAGAAAATCTTTTTTTACCTTCTCATCTCAATTTATAGAAGAACCTTTAAATATTGATCCATATATTAAAGGTACTTTACCAGGTGATGGATTTCTACCAAACGTTAGTTTAGCAAATTCTAAATCATCAAACCCACAAACATGGAGCGCTCTTGAAACTTATGTTGGATTTTCAACAATACAAAAATTAAAATACAAAAATTCAGGATCATTCATTACAGATTTTTTTGTAACAATGAATGTTGGTTTTAATGAAAAAAATATTAAAGATTTAGCTCCAATAATAAAAATCTTTGCAACTCAAAAATTAATTAACCCATCGTTGGATGCCGTAACGTTTTATTCTTATATGACTAATTATCTTGATAATTCTAAAGAATATTTGAATAATGTTTTAAGTATACTTATGCCAAGCATAAGAAAAGAATTACCTATTGTTGTAATAAACCCTCAAGAAGGATCAGTGAGAGCCGATTTGGAGGCTGGGTTTACCGAACAAACAAGAGTAGAATTATGGGAAACTTTCAAAGCTTTAAACGATACTTGGATTTCTGGTTATGACTTTAATGACAAAACTTTATTTGAAGACGTACTCCTTATGGATAGAGCGTCTAGAGATATTGGAAACAAAATTCTTGTTGATATTTTTGAAATTAAAGAATTGATTGAAGACGCTTCTTATAAAAATACTTTATTAGGAATGATCGAAACAATTTTGAAAAACAATAATTTTATCACTTATATGTTACCATCATACATTAATTTTTACAATGTACAAGATGCTCAATTAAATCCAACACCAAAAATAGAAGGAACTACAGAATTTGCTAAAACATTATTTGGTACTTACTTAAATGTAGATTATAGAAATAGTTCACCAAAATATGTTTGTATATATGCTAATAAACCAAGTGAACATTTAGCAATGAATGAAAATATTGATTATAGATTTAGAGACGATGCGTTTGATTTAAGAAGGTCAAGTGATAACCCATTATTGGAAAGTCAACAAAACAAGACAGATTGGTCAAGATCAAATAAAGTTGTTGGTTTTAATGTTGATATGACATTACAAAATCAACAAATATTTAAACAATTTGATGTTTCCCAAGATCCAGGTAAACCAACGTCTGAGTCTTTAGAAGTTTTAAATCAAATGGCAAATCTATCTCGAAACAGAAGAAGCTCAACTCAAAATGTTTCTTTATATAATCTATATAAAAATAGAAGTTATAGGTGTTCTATTGATATGATGGGAAATGCTTTGATACAACCGACTATGTATTTTAACATTAGAAACATACCAATGTTTTCTGGACCTTATATGATTACATCTGTTAGACATAGAGTAACAGAAAACGGTTTTGACACTTCTTTTGAAGGTATCAGACAACCTTTTTATTCTTTACCTAAAATTGATAATTTTATACAATCACTAAATCAAAATATATTAACAAGTATACAAGAAACAATACAACAAAATGAAAGTAAAAAATTAACAGATCCAAATACAATTATACAAGAAAAAAATAATGTATTATCAAATATAATTGCAGAAGAAACTTTAAGTTCTAATCAAGATTGTGCTTCGGAAATCAATAACAGATATTTAGGATTTGTTCAGATAGAATCACCAAAACAAACTTATCAAACACTTCAAGGAATGAAAAATCTAATTGGGTCAAAATTTGCAAATAAAGGATACAAAGAAACATTACAGTATTATACACAATTAATGTTTTGTTTTATTTATGTTGACACAGGAAACTCAACTGGATTTAAATCTTATGAAAATAATTTTAGTACAATAGACTTAAAAACATATTATGCAAATTATTCAGATTTTTTTAATAAAAAATATTTTTGTGTAAATAGAGGAACTGATGTTAATTACCCTGTTGTGAGTTTTATTGATATTGACACATTTTTAAATTTTGCAATAAATAAAGTAACAGGGCTAATTCAAACAACATTAATAACAAGTTTAGATTTAGCAGAATATTTATCAGAACTTTATGTGACAAA